TCCCTCCATGTATTTTTGGACTTCCCTTTCAAGGATTTTTCTTTCGTAGATACGACCATTCTGGTTTTGGGTGCCAGCTTTTTGGAGAATACCTTTAACAACTAATGGTCTATTTTCCTTTATTGACTGTTCAACCAAAAGTCTATCGACTTTGAATGGGATATGTTCTACTAGTAATTGGCTCATCTTCCTTGTCCTCTATAAGTTTTTTTGTAATTTTTTGAGTTCTTGTTTGAACTTGAATTGTTTTTAGAATGGATACCGGGGCGCTTGTTTGAACCACCATTTGGACCCATGTCGAATGCATTCATTTTTCCTGCCATAACTGATTATTTTTTAATTGGTATATAACCGAGTCTTTTGGATTGTTCAAGTCCTCGGTTTTTGGATTTTTTTCCTTTTCCTCTAAAAGCGAAGGGCGTAGCATAAGCTTCAGAGTCACCAGTACTGATAGTAGTGCCAGTCCCTGTAGTGTTTGCTTCTTCCAACTCAGTTTTAATGAGTTCACGAATGAGTGCCCTAAGTTCATCTACTTTCATGCTTTAGTTGCTTTCAATTCATTAACCAATTCGTAGTAATTTAACAAGTTGATTACGTTATCATCGTGTACAAATGATTTTTTACACAATGGCTTAAGTAAATTTGATACCTCTACGAGTTTAATTTGGATAACTTTATCAACGTTTTCAGACATTTCTAGCAATTCACTCTTTACTTTTTCAATTTCTTCGTTGATAAAGGCTTTGAGTTTTGGATTGTTAGAAACACTGTAAACGTATTCTTTTAGAAGCATTCTTTGGTTATCAGCTAGACCCGAATACTTTTCGTTGAATTTTTCCATCAACATTTTGTAAGTAAGGGCTCTAGTTTCTTTATCAAACTTTTCGTATTCTTCCATAACAATTTCCTTTTTAGGTTTGTTTGGAAGATTCTTATTAGTGATATGCTCTAAAACTACTACTTTAGAATTTACAATAGATAATGGATTAGCATCCTGGTTCTCTAGTAAATTATATACGCTAGCATATATTTTATAGTTTGGTATCTTAGCTTTGAAGAAATTTTCAAGGTTATATGTTGACTTAATTTCTTTAACTAGGTTGTATCTTTCTCTCCTTAATACTGATTTATTAAGTTTAGAATGAGCATTTAAGAGAGTTTCAATTAGAACAGTGGCGCTAGCCTCTTTGTCGAATCTTTTGTTCAACAAAGCATTATATATCTGGTACTCCTTTAAAAGAGTAGAGTTTTTTCCGAAAAATTTCCTTAAAATGCCTACAGCCTTAGGCGAATCATTAGAGATTGTCTCCGAAGTAATTTGTCTCGTCAACAATTCGAATAATATCCCCGTATTTTTATACTTGGAATGCTTAGGTTTCATGCATGAATAGTTTTTGTATTCTTATATAAATATTAAAAAGAGACCAAAGATTACTCTTTTATGATATTGTTCTCATCTAACATAGATTTTTTGCTTTCTTCTGCGAGAAGGCGTTTTCCTTTTAATCTATTTAGTGATAACTTTTTAAGAATGCGATTATTTTCTTGAAGTGCAAATGCTGAAACATCGTTGCTTCTAGTAGGACTATCATCGGCAGTCATACCAGATTTACCAAGTGGGTCACGGCTGAAATTACCCTGGTCTGTACCAAAGTTACTTAATTTGGTTTTAGGGCGGCCAGGTTCATTTTCATCATACCCATCAGGAACATCTTTAATGGCTTTGTCTCTTTTGGTAGAATACAGACTAGCCAAATCGTGTGGGGTACCATACGACTCACCAGATTCTATTGGGTCGTTACCTTCATTTTCTATCTGGTTAATTCTAAATGTATGGGCGGCATCGTCAAGTACTTGATTCTTTTCGTGGTCAATTTCTGTTTCCGAAAGGTTAAATACATTTTTGTAGATAAAGTCGGTTGATAAGAAATTTTTGTCTAGAATAGAGTTAGCAAGTTCTACTTTTGACTTGTATAGTTCGGTTTTTTCTTGTTCAAATACAATTGAAGGGCCTGTAAGAGATAGTTCAAAATCAACTAAATCTGATTCGTTGAATCCCTGAGTGTACAAGTGAACGAGTGCAATTTTATTTAATTCAGAAACTATTGTTCTTTGTAGGCGCTCGATAGTGCGAGCGAAACGGATATCCATAGCAGCTAGTGTTGATTTGCCTTCTAGGTTTTCATCGTATCCCAAGAATGCTTTTGGAATCTTGAGGGCAGCTAACATTCGATTCTTCAAATACTCAATATCAGTTGTACCATCGTAATCGAGTCCTTTTGTGGTTTCAATTTTAGTTGATGCATCGTTACCTCTAACTGGGATATAAAAATCCTCAGTCATGTTTTGGATATTGAATTTCAAATTGTAATCGCCAGTTGATTGGTCAACATATGGAGTCTTTTTCATTCTGTTGACTGTGCGTTCCATATACTGGTCAATCTCATTTGGTGGGATACCTCCTACATTCATATAGAAGATTCTCTTTTCTGGTGCGCGCATAATTCTGTGGATAAGCATCGCATCCTCCATCAAGATTAGCTGTTTGAATACTTTACGGGCTGGCTCAAGGTATGAACGACCATATGGAAGATAGTTAGCGTCTGACAATAGTCTGAAGTGGGCTACCTCGTAGTTTTCAAGTGCAACTTGGTTTGCTTCTCTTCTTGTGTAAGTTTGGCTTTGTGCTAATCCATTAGGGTCGATTACAAATCGAACATAGCTAGGATTTTCTGGGTCGGTTCCTTCTTCTCTTACTACCTGGTATACAGAAAGTGGCAATGCGTTGTAAATACCAAACTTTTCAGATATTTGAAGGTGAAGATAAAAATCACCATACTTGCACATTTGGCGAACCCAAGAAGGTAAATTAAACTCAATATTCAATACATCGTAGAATAAATTGTGTAGTACACGTTTTACATTATCGTTTGATGATTTGATAGTTAATATATCGCCATATTCATTTTTAAGGGTTGCCTCCTCAGAAACAATATCAAGTGCAGGTGCAATCAATGAATCATAATCCATTGCCTCATAATCGCTATACAACTGAAGTCGCATAGATGAGTAGTTGAGGGTAGGATTGTATTGGAGGGATGCACCTACAGGTTTGTGTAAGCGTGTAAATCTATCGTAAAGTGAATTTGATTCTAAATTACCATATTTTTGGATACGGTCTGTATCCATTACTTTTAATTGCTTTCCACCAACGTTTCTAATAATAACGTCGTTAGAGAACAATCTTCTTAATCTTGTAAATAAGCTAGTATCTGCCATATTGGGTATTTATAATATGTGTATAAATATTCAACCGAGTAGCCAAGAAATATCCTCATCTTTCCCATTGACATTCATCTTGTATGTAGCTGAGGGGTTGTTTACTTGGGCGTTTGTAAAAAATGGGTTATAAGATGTTTTGGTAGTGCTTTGGAGCATTGCTCTAGTTAAATCAACGCCATGTTGGGCAAACTTGAGAGCAGTATCTCGAACATAGCATGCGGTTGCTATAGACATAATCAAATCATCGTTGTAGCCAGTTTGGGCCTCTGGGCGGCCATTTTTCCACACAAAAGTTCTCAATTCATCTAGTGTGCGTCTCGATTGAATTTGGATGCTGTTTTCTTTGATATATGCATCTAATTTAGCAATTGTCAAAGGTCTGGTTCTAAGTGACATAGTAAATCCAGGTACCATTTTTGATTTGTCTATCAAATCATATCCTTTAGCTATATACGCTTCAGCATCTCGGGTGAATTTTTCATCTTTAGGACTGTAGTATAGGTTATCATAACCCATGTCAATTACTTCTTGTATTGCAGCCCAACCAATGTTTGCATTTTCAATTACAAGTAGTGCTTTGTTATATTCGGTTGCTATGTTGAATAATATTCGGCCAAAATCTTTAGTTGGTACTTGGTCTTTGAATTCAGCTACTTGTGTTGAAGTTTCAATGTCTATAATATGGAATGCTGAGTAGTCTTTTGAATCACCCCTCGCTACGTCAGCTACAACCATATATTGTCTTGAGTAATCTGGGTATTCCCAAATCCACAAACTACCATTCATACCCCTTTTTTCTAGAGGATCTTTAATCATAGTAGTTTCTATGTAGTTAAGTGTTTCAGGGGGGAATACTGTGTCACCAGAGGTTGTAAAGTCGCAATCACATTCTTGTGCCGCCATTCTTTCACCCAATTCGTCATCTTGTTTATCTCGCCAAGTTTGGTTTCTTTCTGGGTGTACAGTCCAAGGTAATCTAATAGGTGTAAATCCACTTGTACCATCTTGTGCTTTAGTCCACATTCGGTGGAACCAGTTACCAGTACCATTTGGTGTAGACAATACAATTGCTCTACCACCAGTTGCAAGTGTTTGCTGTGCTGAGCCCCAAATCTCTTCAATTCTGTTTTCTTCAATAAACGCAGCCTCATCAATCACTAGAAGAGAAATTGCTTCTGATCTACCAGCATCACCTGCTGCAGATACTGCTTTAATTTGAGATCCATTTTTAAGTCGCAGTGACAGTCGGTTATTTTCTACTGTGGGTAATTTTAACCAACTAGGTAACTGGTCGTACATAAATCGTACTTTAGTTACCAGG